GAGGGGACATACGCAAACTCGTCAAGAAAAATGATGTTGTAAGAACCGCCACGAACGGCACTAGCACTAGTAGAAGAGGCAAGAATTTTTGAACCATTTTCTAACTCCAGAGAACCTTTGTTCCAACTCATTACACCCTGTTGCAACCACTTGGGTAGATGTTCATATGCCAATTGTAAACGTGACAGCAGGTCACGAGCGGTTGCAGCCTTATTCGCAAGAATTGCGATATTGACACTGGGGTTGAATAGTGCGTAATGAAGTAGATATGAAACCATGACGGTGGACTTACCCGACTGTCTGGGTAGTTTACAGATAGTGAAACGATTACTATGAAAGGTTCCTACCATTTCCTTCTGGAAATCATACATCTTAAATGGAACAAGACCCTCATCAAGAGAAACAATTTTGACATAGTTTTCTATGAAATATTGTGGGTTGTCCATACACTTTTGGTACTCAACAAGTTCTTTCTTCGTCCAGTTTTGAGCGACGTTAGCTCTCTTGAGATTGGGATTACCTAGATATTGATTATCAGCCATTGACTAATTCTCTGTTCCTTATATGTTCTTCTTCGATATCATCCTTTGACTGTCCAAAATATGCAACAGCGTTGTGCGTATCAATGAGCAACTGATTTAGAGTTGTATCTTCCACAACAAACTCACCAAGAATACGACCGTATTTTCCCTTACCATCTTTTCTAGTGCGTAGAACCTGTATCGAATCCAAAGGAAGATGTTTCTGTACGAACTCCTTTGCCATCAGTCCATAGACCTTTTCTTCTTTGTCACTTGTCCTTGACTCAGGTGTGTCAACACCGTAGAAACGAATCCTTTGTTTCTTCAACCACACACCAAACCCAAGATCGATGTCCACATCAGCTGTGTCGCCGTCTATTACTTTAACAATCTTACATGGATACTCATACATAATCGTCTCCTTGTTCTATTTATATATAATGAATACCTATTTGTTAGTTCTAAAGATTACATCCCAAAGAGGTGTGTGTAAACCGAAATTTACACTCTCTCTTGTGTGATGAGACAGATGCCATTTCCCTGCTGCTATAAATGGAACATTAAATTTGGGGTTATGTTCTATGACCTCAGCAATCAGAGAAGACCACAACCAATACATTACCAGTATCCACCATTGTCCTGTTATGCTACTATAAAGTATGGTTGGTATAACTTCTGTTAACCATAGATCAACAGTGCTTTTCCATGTGTCTTCAATTAAAAATACATCTGTCCAACTCCAACCTGTCGGATTCTCTAATTCGTTATTCCAATTTTCAGTAATGTATCTATGGTGGTCTGAATGATAATAGTTAGTCCATTCCGTGACATGAGCTATTCTATGTAACCAATAGATAAAAAATGTCCAAATTAAATAATGAAAAATATATTCCATCTGAATCCTCTCTACTAATCTAAACTTACAAATGTTCCATCTTCATATACAATCTTATTTAGAATGGGGGTTATAGAGTCAGGTCGATAATGTGACCATTTTTTCCAAATTTTAGGCACTGAACCTTCTGGTATTTTTTGCAAAAAATAGTCCTCGTCTTTATCATATTCGTAAATAATTTTTTTCAATGGCCACTTATATGTATTCCATGTTCCATTGTGACCAGCACTTGGATTCATTAACGACCAAAGATCAAAGTAATCTGTAGTGAAAAAAGAATACTCTAAATTATAAACAGATGGGTCTTCAAGGAATCTTGGAGATATATGTATTTGTGATAAATCATCTATTATTTTTGCCATCCACCAAAAAAACTCCCAAATTGTTTCTGGTTTATATGGTGATATTTTAATATGTTGATTAACAACTTCTAACGTATCAGAATTTGAGATTATGTGCATCCAGTGATCGTCTTTGATTTTAAATAGTGTTTCCAAATCTATTGAGTGAGGTAGTGCTAAAAATAATTCATTTCCACCACCACCATTTACATTTATGGTTTCACCATTCCACATTTCAAGATTTCTCCACGGATGATTTGTTGCGGAATGCCACTGAAAATTAACTTTCTTATTAACTAACAAATCATAAAAACGTGGATTTTCTTGCACACTATCCGTTGACAGATAAACGATAAGGTTTGTATCCAATCTTCTAGTTTTTAGAAGACTTACCAAAGCGCATGTGCTATCAATACCACCTGACCACCACAAGCGTATTGGTTTACCGATATCCCACAATTCTACAGCTCTACGATTAACCAACTCTTCAAAGGTTGATGTAAAATTTGTAGGAATTTCTGGAAGGGGGTTGTCAACTAAATCAAAATAATTATCAAACCCAAACCTAAAACGAGGAGAGTGTAACGCACAAAAAGCTGCTAATTTATATTCCGTTCTGTCACGTATTTCTGGAAAAGAATTTAGATGATAATAAAGAACCTTACTCACTTTTACCCTTCAACATTTTTTGTAACTCAGCAGTGCTACCGACGAACAATGCATTCGTAACACTCTTAGGCCCATGATCAGGAACCTCTTTGAGTTTCTTCATCTTCTCTTGAAGGTCACCTAGTTTCTCAGTGACCTCTGCAACATTCTTGATTAACTGTCCAGCAACTTCGTATGCTCTTGGATGTTCACCCTCTTTCGCAAGTTCAAGGATACCCTCAATTGCATTAGAACCCTGTTCAACCAACCGATAGAAGTTTTCTCGTTGATACTTGTAGTCAGCATCAATGTCTTCACCCTCTTCTAGCTCTACTGGATAACGGGAAACATCAGACATTTTGGCGTTTGGGTTCAAAGATGCCTCTGGGGGAATAACATCCCCAACCACACCAAGTGCTTTATCTATTTCATTTACCATATTAATTCCTCTGTATATTTATGATGAAAGTTTTATTCCTCTATCCTGTAAATATTTTTTTTGAAAAACTTTGGGTGTTTGATTTTTAATCCATGGCATAACATGTAACCATTCTTGTGCTAATTTTTTATCATAAAATGCATTTCTATTCTCCAACCCATAGGCCAATGACTGAGTTTCAAACAGATCAAGTAAACGTCTTGCTTGTCCTCCATAAAAATGTTGCCATGGAAATACTGTTGTTAAATCCTCAGGCCAGATAGAAAAACCAGCTGGGTTTTTACTCGTAATGCCGTTGTACTTCAACGGATGCCGTGCTGGTAACGCTGGATAATTATCAAAAATTTCATCTCCTCCGTTTCCAGTAAATATAACTTTACTGTTAAATTCAGAAATACATTTTTCTCTCATAAAGCCGGTTAATCTATGAGCTAAATTTGCAAACACTAATCTGTTTCTATTATTTCTCCATTTGGATTTTGACTTTTTTTCATCCCAAAATATATTATAATCTGGGGAAAGGTTTTCTATCTTAATATTTTTATTATATGTGCCTGTATATTGAATAACTTGATTCAATGTTTCCATATCTTCGCGGCCTTCCCATGGCCCTGTTAAACAAGTTATACTATTAAAATGTTTTTTATGGTCAGCTAAACACAATGCAATAGGTGAACTATCTAAACCACTACTGAGAAATAGAGTTGAATTTTCTGTATGACGTTTAAGAACTGCTTCTTCAAAGGAATTGGTAAGATCATCCAAATTATCTTTATACTGATTTAAATCCCACTTATGAAGTTCTGTATTAACTGGTTTCAATATACCAGTTTTTACATTATAATTATGATGGCTGTTATGTGGAATTCTATAGAATGTTTTATTCCATTCAATATCGTTATACACAGCAAACTTCAACTCAAAGGGTGCTTCTAATCCCGCCGGTCCAAATCTTCCATCTTTAGGTTCTGTCATTGGATAGGTGCTGAAATAGAAATAATTATCAATTTTGTAATAAAATGCTTGTCTTGTACTCCACGGATCAGTAAATAAGTCTATAGTATTAGTTTTCTCATCATAAATTATGAACAAGAATTCACCATCTAAATATTCTGTAAATTTGTTACCATGTTCTAAATATTTTTCAATACAAAAATAAATGTCACTATTATAAATTTCTCCAATCAACAGGTAATATTTGTTATCATATTTGACAGGTTGTACAGGCTTTTCTCCTGTAATACTTGATAGGTGGTGTGTCATATAAACACCGTTAACATCTATAGTATTACTGGCATCGGGCCCACCTAACTTCAAATGATCATCAATTATTATTGAGTTTGGATTATTGGTTATTTTGAAAGTAGACATGTTATACAAACTTCATATTTCTATAGAAGTTTTCCCACTCACCTTGTGTTGGTTTTACGTTTTGTTTACCAAATCCGGCTTCGGGAGTTTTAGAAATAGGTATCTGATATTTTCTAAGGTAGTCTTTTAAGAACCCCTTTCTCTCTTTATTCTTTACTGGTGCAGATACATTCAACCAACACTGCACCAATTTTTTATCATAAAAAATGTTTCTACCTTCTATACCAAAATTTAAATTGAGTCTTTCGTGTACATCCAACAACCTTCTACTTTGACCAAAATAAAAATGTTTAGTAGGGAAAAAATTATGTAAGTCCTCGGGCCAATCGTCCCAATCAGTCTTTTCGTGTTTTGACCTATAGTTATCGATGAATTCATCTGCACCATTTCCCATCAATACAACCTTAGATGCAAATTGTTTTTTTGTTTGATTTCTAATTTCTGCTTGTGCATTATCCATATTAGAATAATTTCTAGTTGTTTTATTTACCATAAAATGATTTTTACAATAATTCAACATAGCAAATATTGGTTCTTGATCTTCCAACTCAGGGTTAGTTAAAAGACTAATACTATTGAAGGGTAAATTATTCTCATAAAGACATAGAGCAACTGCACTACTGTCAACTCCCCCGCTTAAAAACAAGGTACAATTTGGTGTCCACCTTTTTACTACTGCTTCCTTAAACGCATCAACAACTTCATGAAGTGTGTCTATATTCTGGTCTAGGTTCCAACTCACTAACTCAGGATTAACTTGTTTCATTTCCCTAGACTTAGTGTTGAAATGATAATAGCTGTTATGTAAAAACCTTCTACTTTCTTTAGTAATACGAAACGTAGTAAAATACCAATAGTCGTCCTCAACTGTAAAGTAACACTGTCGAGTGCTCCAAGGATCAGTAAACAAATTTATATTATTACCATCAATGACGATAAACAAAAACTCTCCGTCCAGATAATCTACAAAACCATCTCCATACTCAAGATATTTTTCTATACCAAAATATATGTCACTTGGCAAAGAGGCATCATAATTATAAATTTCTCCCATTAATAAAAAATATTTTCCATCACACTCTACAGGTTGTGGAGTAAACTCACCTGTTATACTAAGCAAATGGTGTGTGATATACATTCCATTTATTTCAATAGTGTTGGAAAGATCGGGTCCACCCAACTTCAAATAATCATCAATTATTAGTGGGTTTGGATTATTAGTTATTTTAAATGTACACATTTCTCATTCATAAAGTAAGTACGGTAATTTTCCGTCCTCATTTCGACCCCTATACATATAAGTTTCTGGGTTAGCTTCATATCTCCAAGGACCATAACTTCCATGTTTGGCGCAATACAAATCAAAGTCTCTTCCTATCTTACCTTCATCAACAAATTTTTGATAGGTTCTCCAGTATGCATTTTCGCGACCATTACGATGATTTAATTTATGTCTAGAACTAGAACAGATACTTTGTAGTTCTTTCGGTAAAAACTCATACTGTTCAAATCGACCTATCATATTCTTTGCAACCTCATCATAATTAAAATTATCACCAGTTGATACTGGAATTAGTTCTCTTACACCACCCAAATATATATCAACACCAATATTTTCAATACCAGATTCCCGACGACTTACTTCATAACCCTGAGTTGCTGTATTTTCTAAACATATTCCTATAGATATTCCATCTGCTCCTGTTTCAAAACACCAATTGATGTATCCAGCATAACGTGGCCTAAGTGTACCAATATTAAATTTTCCTTTTTTAAATCCCGGCCGGATTGGAATCTGTTCCTTTACATATTGTTTAGGAAACTCACCCAGTTCTAAATCAAAATCACGATATTCTTTTTTAAGGAAATTTGATATTTTTTGAACTCTCTCAAATTCTTTTGCATTGAAATCATCAGGTTCAAAATGATCAACTCCGTTTCGGACAACAACTTCTGCATCAGTTTCAGTTAACCAATAATAAAGTGAATATGTTGAGTTTATGCCACCGGAGAATGGTATAAGTATTTTCATATTAGCTCCACAAGTCTGTATTAACTTTTACAAGAAGACAGTCTTTACCAAAACAATCTTCCATATAAGAACTACAGTGAATTCTTGAAGTCTCAAACATCACAACCTGACCAATATTCCAAGGAACAGATGCTGCAAAACTAAACCCATGTAACATCTCAATTGGGTGGTGTTGTAGGTGTTCTACCCAAACATCTGAATCAAAAGATTGATCAGTATATCCAACTAAATCACTGTAATCATGATCCAATTGCCACCCAGTTGCACTATGTTTTCTATAAAAATTTTGATCGGGATGGGCTTTCTGATCAAAGTATACAGTTTCAGTTGTTCCCACACTTCCATCTTCTTTGTAACATCTTAATGGAAAGAATACTGTTGTGTTTGCACCCAGAATCCTTGGTCCTGTTCTGTCACTTAGATAATTTTCACCATCATTGTGTATATGAATTGGTTCTTTGTAATACCCATACTTACCTTGAGTATTTGGTTCATACCCAATGATTGGTTTTAGAATTTCATTGAAAAGTTTGCCCGCATTATCCTTTTCATCTTCAGTGAAAATTTCTAAATTAGTATGTCCCTGCATCGAATCACTCATCTCATCTATTGGCAACCCACTATCGGATATTTTTCTATATCCCAAAAAATTTTTGTCTTTTTCTTGTTGCCATTTCCGAATTCGATTTAAGACTTGTAGTTCTTCTTCTAAATTTATTAGATCATCAATTGTTGACAGAGAAACGTCTGCATAATGAAACATGTTATCACTCATCTTCACCTGTCACTGGATTGTGAGTCTTCGCATCTTCGAAGAAAGAATGCACCTCATTGAAACCAAAATCATCGTCTGCATCAGCACTCGTTGGGTCTGGTGTAACAGTAACTCTTTGTTGACGTTTCGGTGCTTGATCAGGCATATCAGTGTATGCATCAATCTGTACTGTCTTAATAACCTTACTGGATGTGACAGGACCATAGAGATAAAATTTACAAGTAAAATCTAGAGTATAGATAATTGCTCGTCTTGTTGTGAAATCACCCTGATAATCATCCTCATAGGAAATACTATTCAATTGAACAGGAACGTCTTTTTTAACACCCATATCGGGATTGTCATTCATCGTAATTGTATAGTCCGGTTGAAAATATGGAAGAATTTGCTCTACAATCTGTAGAGCATCATCAGACTGTTTTGCAAGAATATATAACTGAAAATTTATATTATAAGGAACAGGCATATATTGCGTGTCCAGCCGGTCTGCCCTCTCACCTTTAACTTTTTTAAACTTCTGAACACGATTTAGTTTTCGGCCCGGATCATAAGTAAGACCTGTGATCTCAAAACCAATACGGGGCAAGGTAACCGCAGCTGCTTTACTAAGGTCTGCATCATCAGCAAGACGAACAAGAAACTTCTGCCTTGGTCCATACGCCAAAGGCACCTTCATGGTCTGTTGAATTGCTCCAGCATTATCTTTGCGAACCAACTGGATATTGTTAAAAATTGTACCGAAACCAACAACGACATTGCGTATTGTTTCGTGATAAAATTGTTGTCCTAGCATTATATATTCTCCTTATACATTATATTATCCTATAGTTCACAACAAGCGTTGAATCATCGTCCATTTGTGCGCCAGTTAAATTAGTTATTGATACTTTAAA